ACTCAACAATTAAACCCCAAAAACCCTACAAGCAGCTTGACCCTATGACCCCAACCCTTAGGGTTGGGGGTCAGGGAGGGTCAACTTTGCTGCTTTTTTAAGCACTTTTGACCCTGACCCTAGACTTGACCCTAGGGTCATCCAGGGTCAACTTTGACCCTGCACCGCAGTCGGGTATTGGCACAAATTCGACCAAGATCAAGGCCCACTTTCCCGCATCCCATGCAGTCCTCAAGCCCCATTCTTACGCATCATCATGGCGCTAGATTGCGCCTCATCGACCACAATCCATCCATGCTCGGTGTTCTCGATGATGGCGGCCTGGAGCAGCGCACCGATCAACTTGTCGTTATAGGACGGGTTCACCATGTTCCTGATGGTGCGCTCTGCGTTCCCGTCCGCTGCCAGCTTGTCTTTGAGCGCTGACCTGGTGAGGTACGGCGCACCGCCCAGATCCTCCGCACCGCTGGCCCACCAAGCGTTTTCCCAGACCTTTCTAAACCCATCGATCTTAGAATCCTTTTTAGATGGTGTCGCTGGCGCAGCCGACTCAACTATTATCGCACTCGTTACAGCCTGATTATCTTCGTCATACCAGCCAGGAATAGTTACCTGCTGCAAATCTAGGAATACCGGCTTTGCAATCTCCGCATCCTTGGATTTACGCTGCACTAATTGCATTGGTGTATTAGTTCCAGCAGGTATGACACTTATCTCAATATCCAATGCACCGCGCCAAGCGCTTGACCCTCGAGCGCGATGCTGGGCCTCCTCGGAGACGCCGGTGTGGTGAACTAGGATAACCGAGCAGTTGAACTCGGTCATTAGATTGGCGCAGGCGTCCAGCATGGTCTTGGTGTCCTGGGCGCTGTTCTCGTCGCCTGCTAGGAAACGGTGCAGGGTATCGACGACAATCACCTTGGGGGTCTCGGGCAGCATTCTGATGTGCCCTGAAACTTTGAGGTAACCGGCTGGGGTGTTCAAGTCGCAACCATGCTTAGACAACCACATATTGATGCTAGTGGGCTTGTGCTGGTGCTTCCAAGCAGCAATTCGACCACGCAGACCGTGGTGACCTTCGCCTGCTAAATAGACCACGTTGCCGGGGCGCACTTTTTGGCCACACCAGTCGGGGGTGGCGCTTGCTATCCGTAGGCACCAGTCAAGCACCACGAAGGTCTTGCCGCCGCCTGATGGGCCATGCACCATGACCAAAGCCTGATCTTGTATCCAGCGTTTTACCAGCCATGAGATGGGGCTGGGCTGGGCTGAGAACTCATCGGCGCGAACTAGCCAATCGTCTGTAGCAGGCGATAAAAGGCTCGCCAGATCGTGCCCAGCCTGGACATAATCATTGGCGTCGCCAGATTCTGGAGGCATAACCATGCGTGCTCCGTGCTTGGCGCAAGCCTGCTCGGCATAGCGCTGGCCTACACCACTTTTATCGTTATCGGCCACGATCACCAGCTCCTGCGCTGCACCATGCATCTCCCGCAGGGTGCCGGTCACGGGCACGAGGTTGCTGGCGCTGTAGGCCACCACCACGGGGCGGTTGGTGGTCTCATGGATCGTGGCTGCGGTGGCAAAGCCCTCGGCCACATAGAGCGTGCCGGGTTCGTCCATCGTGCCCAGCATCCAGAACTTGCCGCCTGTCTGACCGCCAGGGTGGTAGAGCTTGCCGCCGTCGTGGTCGATGTACTGGAGGCTGGACAATGAGCCGTCGGCATCGTAGAGGGGCACGACTAGCCGCCCGTCGCCTGTGGCCCGAGCGCCATGAACGCCAATACCCTTTTTGGCTAGGTAGGGGTGATCTGGGAGCGCTGCCCATGCGCCTGTCCATATCTTTTCGACTGTCTCGCTGGCAACCTGATGCTGGCGCTCGAGGGTGGCATCCCGCAAGGCTTTGGCCTCGGCAAGGCGCTTGGCGTTGGACATCTCCTCGGTCTGGCTTAGTTTTCGCCCAACATCAGCCCGAAAAGTAAATTCAAGACCTGCCCGCCAGCAACCAAAACGCCCCGCAGGAATGCCATCGCCAAAGATCAGATACCAACCGGGCTTGTCGCCGTGACCCGGTGAGCCTTTGGTGCCGCTGCGAAAGCGGTGGATCTTTCCGTCCAGATGCACCTCATCTGGTGGCTCTAAGCCCGCCGCTCGGATGGCGTCAATTAGTTGCACCTCCGGTGGAGCGACTAGCTTTTCTGGGGACGGTGACCAGGGGCCACCTAGGATGTTAGAGAGGTCAGCCAAGTTCCTTCTCCCGATCAGCCTTCAATTCTCCCTCAGTCTTGACCTCCAGCTCGTACTGGCGAGACATCGGTGGCCGCTCGCCCCAGGCGTACACCACCTGCGGCCATACGCCCAGCGCATCAGCCAACTTCTTCACGCCGCCATAGTGGGCGACGGCTTCATCTGTTTTCATCTCGTTCTTTCTGGGTTTTTTTTCATCGGGTGTTGACATCCTAACCCGAAATCGACTAGAGTTGCAACTCGCCTCGAACTGATTCCCAGAAGGAGGTGTAAAAAAAGGAGAGCCGCATGGCTATCAATTTGAAGTCAACCGGCGGTCTAACCGCCAATGGAGTGAAGCTGCTTGTGTACGGTCAGGCCGGTGCTGGCAAGACCAGTCTTGTCAAGTCCCTGCCCAATCCGATTGTCCTCTCAGCCGAAGGCGGTCTGCTGTCCATTCAGGACGCTGACCTGCCCTACATCGAGATCGCAAGCATGGATGATCTGCGCGAGGCGTTTGCTTGGTGCCGCGACAGCAAGGAGGCCGCGGCGTTTGAGTCGGTGGCGCTGGACAGCATCAGCGAGGTGGCTGAGGTGGTTCTGAATCACGAGATGAAGAAGCAGAAGGACGGACGCGCAGCCTATGGCGAGATGAACACGACGATGCAGGAGTTGATCCGCGCCTTCCGTGATCTTCCCGGCAAGCACGTTTACATGAGCGCTAAGCTGGAGAAGTCGCAGGACGAGATGGGTAAGTTGCTTTACAACCCCGGAATGCCCGGCAAGAGCCTCACGCAAGGGTTGCCGTACTTCTTTGACGAGGTGCTGGCTCTTCGCGTTGAGCGTGACGGCGAGGGGGTAACGCAACGTGCGCTGATGTGCGATTCAGACGGCCTGTGGCTGGCCAAGGATCGCTCGGGCAAGCTCGCCGCTTGGGAAGCACCTGATCTGGGTGCGATTATTAAGAAAATTGGGGACAGAACATGAAACAAGCAAAAGCCTTTCCAAAGTCCTATAACGGCACTGACGGCATGACCCTGCGCGACTACTTTGCGGCCGCAACGCTGCAAGGCATTCTTGCGGGCAGCGGCGATGAAGAGGGCCTTGTCCAATACAATGCCGACGCGCTTGCAAGACAAGTCTATTTTATGGCCGACGCCATGCTGAAGGCACGCGGACATGACTGAGATCGACTATCTCTCCACCGACTGGCTGCGCTGGAAGGCGCAGGAAGAGGAGGCGGTCACCGAGCGCCGCAAGATCGAAGACCAGATCGTTAAGATTCTTAAGTTGCCCGAGGCATTTGAATCGACCGAGACTGTCGAGCCGCTTGGCATGGTGGTCAAGATCGCTGGACGCATTGACCGCAAGGTTGACAGCGTCAAGTTGCAGGAGCTTGCCCTCGAGGCTGGCCTCTCTGATCACCTCCCGAATCTCTTCCGCTGGAAACCAGAGATCAATATGTCGGTCTGGAAAGCTGCCGACGAATCAATCACGCGGCCTTTGGCTGGTGCAATCACGGTTAAACCCGGCCGTCCCTCTTTCAAAATTACCTTCAAGGAATAAATCATGGCTTTTCTCTCCGAATCTTTTGACATCAACGAGATGCCTGCGGCAAAAAGCGGCAGCTTTGAACCCCTGCCCGCTGGCTGGTACACCGCCACCATCACGCAGGCAGAACTCAAAGACACCAAGGCAGGCACGGGTCAGTACATCAAACTGCGCTACGACATCACCGGCCCCAGCCACCAAGGGCGCATCGTGTTTGGCAACCTCAACATCAAGAACCCCAACCCGAAGGCTGAGGAGATTGGCCGCGCTGACCTGGGCGAGATCATGCGAGCAATTGGGCTGGGCAAGGTGACCGACACCGACCAGCTCATCGGCGGTCAGTTAGGCATCAAGCTGGCGATCAAAGAGGATGCTCAGTACGGTGCGAGCAACGAGGTCAAGGGCTACAAGTCGCTCGGCGGCAGCGTAGCGCCTAGCGCCACACCCGCAACCCCAGCACCCGCCGCAGCCAAGAGCGCTGCGCCGCCTTGGGCTAAGAAGTAAAAAAAAGCCCCGCACTTTTTACGGTGCGGGGCATTCAACAACTTAAACGGAATGGACAACTATGAAACTGCCCGAATCGGATCATAGCATTTCTGCGCTGATTGACAAGCACCACGAAGGCAAAAGCGAAGCGCCAAGGGCGCATTTAGGGGCCAGCACGCTGGGCCACCCCTGTGACCGCTGGCTGTGGCTGTCGTTTCGCTGGGCGGTGCAGCCCAAGTTCTCAGGCCGAATCCTGCGCCTGTTCCGTCGGGGACAGAACGAGGAAACCACCATCATCAGCGATCTTCGCGCCATTGGGTGCGACGTTCGCAAGGTATCAGCACAGCACCGGGTGGATTTTGGAAGCCACGTTTCTGGATCGCTGGACGCCATCATCGACAAGGGTGTGCCAGAAGCGCCCAAGGCAAAACACGTTGCCGAGTTCAAGACGCACAGCAAGAAGAGTTTTGATGCGCTGGTGAAAGACGGCGTAGAGAAGTCCAAGCCCGAGCACTACGTCCAGATGCAAGTCTACATGCACGGCACTGGCATTGATCGGGCGCTGTATGTGGCGGTCTGTAAAGACGATGACAGGATGCACACCGAGCGGGTGAAGTACGACAAAGAAGTGGCTGATAAGGCGATTCGCCGAGGCCACTACATCACGCTGTCAGACAGGATACCGCCGCCGATCAGCACCGATGCGAGTTGGTATCAGTGCAAGTTCTGTGACGCCCATGATTTCTGTCATGGGGAAAAGACCACCAAGCATGCCAACTGTCGCACCTGCGCTCATGCAACGCCATTGTCAGACAGCACTTGGCACTGCGCTCGCTGGGACGATGTGATCCCGGTAGAGGCCCAGCAAGCCGGGTGCGAGAGCCATGTGCTGCATCCTGATCTGGTGCCGTGGCAGCGCAAGGATGGGCCGAACGAATGGACTGCGATCTACATGATCGACGGCAAGGAGGTGGCTAATGGCCAGCCAGCCAATGGCGTGTTTGGCAGCAAGGAGATCCTCGCCAACCCTAGCGAGTGCGCTGATCCTGGTGAGCAACTTTCCAAGTTGCGGGAAGAGTTCAATGGAAGGATTGTGGGGTAATGCTGCGTGACTACCAACAACGCACCATAGACCAGCTCTATGCGCTACAATACAAATATTCTTACTAAGCAAGGATATTTACATCATGGGCAAGCCAGTAATCAACATGATTGGATTTAAGTCCAACCGATGGACTGTCGTATCTGAAACAGCAAAACCAGTCAATGCAAAACAAACTGGGAAGTTCTGGAATTGCATTTGTGAATGCGGAACTGAAAAAGTAGTTTATGGCGAAACGATTAGAAGTGGAACCAGTAAGTCTTGTGGATGTTTGAAGGTTGAGAAAAGCACAATTGCAATGAAGGCAATGCGATTGCGTCAGTCTGGATCTTTGCGTGATCGATTTTTTTCTAGATTCGTCAAACTTGATAGCGGCTGTTGGCAGTGGAGGGCACACACAGACAAAGACGGGTATGGCGTATTGCCTGGTGATCGTCAAAACACAAGAGCGCATCGACTCTCTTACGAAATTCACCGAGGTGCCATTCCTGATGATCTTATTGTTTGCCACCATTGCGACAACCCAAGTTGTGTCAACCCAGATCATTTATTTGTTGGCACACAAAAAGACAATGCACAAGACGCGCTGAAAAAAAGACGCCATTACGTTGGAGAAAAAAATGGGCGGTCTAAGTTGACTGAAGAAAACGTCAAAGAGATATTGGCCTCCAACCTAAATGGCCAGCAATTGGCAAACAAGTTTAGCGTCACTAGATCAACAATCAACAATGTCAGGAAAGGCGTCTCGTGGCAAAAATAGAACTGAGAGAGTATCAGTCTCGCGCCCTCTCAATGCTCTACGCATGGTTTGAAAAGAACACAACGGGCCATCCTGTATTGAATATGCCCGGTGGTTCTGGCAAGTCTGTTGTGATTGCATCGCTGGCAAAAGATGCGCTGCAAAACTGGCCAGACACACGCATCCTGATGTTGGTTCATTCTAAAGAGTTGATTCTTCAAAACGCTGACAAGCTACGCAAGCTGTGGCCTGGTGCGCCACTTGGGATCTATAGCGCTAGTGTTGGCAAGCGCGATCTGAGTGAACCGATCACATATGCAGGCATTGGATCTGTAGCTAAACGCGCCAAGGAGATCGGTCACATTGATCTTTGCATCATTGACGAAGTTCACGCTGTATCAACTGCTGAGAGTGGCATTTACCGCAATCTAATTGCCGACCTGTTGGAGATCAACCCAGCCATGCGGATTGTTGGCTTGAGCGCCAGCCCGTACAGACTTGGGCACGGCTTGATAACTGAAGGCCAAACCGCGATCTTTTCCGAGATATTGGAGCCTGTCAGCATTGAGGAACTGGTGTTCAAAACGCATCTTGTCCCGCTGCGCTCCAAGATCACCAAGCACAAGCTAGAAACAGACGGTCTGCATAAACGCCAGGGTGAATATATTGCCTCTGAGATGGAGGCAAAGTTCAATACCGATGATCACAACAGCGCTGTTGTTCAAGAAATCATTGAGAAGGCAGGCAACAGAAATCATTGGCTGATCTTTTGCTCTGGTGTTGCTCACTCTGAGGCTGTAGCCGAGTGCTTTCGCTCGGCTGGCATTGCTGCCGAATCTTTAGATGCAACACATAGCAAGCCCGAGCGCGAACGCAAGCTGGCCGATTTTGAGTCTGGAAAGATGCGGGCTATTTGCTCGGTTGGAATTTTGACCACTGGCTACGATTTTCCTGCGCTAGATTGCATTGCATTTTTGCGATCCACCATGTCGCCGGGGCTATATCTTCAAATGGCTGTGCGCGGTATGAGACCGCACCCTGGAAAGGCAGACTGTCTGGTGCTGGACTTCGCTGGCGTGGTGGAGATGCACGGCCCGATCACTGCCGTTCAGCCCCCTAAGAAGGGCGGCGACGGAGATGGCGAAGCGCCTGTCAAGGTCTGTGATAACTGCGACGAACTGTGCCCCATCTCAGCGCTCGTTTGCCCAGCCTGTGGGCATCCTTTTCCAGAGCGCGAGGAAAAGAAACTCAAGCTGCACAACGATGACATCATGGGCATGGCGGGCAAGGATTTTGAGGTCACCAGTTGGAGCTGGCGCAGGCACATCAGCAAGGCCAGCGGCAACCTCATGCTGGCCTGCACCTACTACGGGAGCCTGTCGGACAAGCCGATCACCGAGTACCTGCCGGTGCTAAACGATGGTTATGCTGGTCAGATGGCACTGCAAAAGCTGGTGGCCATTGCGGAAAAAGGCGGGGCTGATCTGTCTAGGATCAACATTCTGGACGGTAGTGAGGCGCTCGATTACATCGTCATCCAGATGGGCAAGGCGAAATATCCGAACTCCATTGAGTACCGCATGGATGGCAAGTTTTTCAAAGTCGTAAGGAGAACGTGGGATGAGACACCAAGAACCTGAAACAGTCACGATTTACAGGGAGCGAATCAAGACCGCCCCACCCAGGTGCTGCCACACCTGCGAGCACTACGGCACCGATGGCCTGTGCATTGAGTTTTGGATGCAGCCGCCCGAGGACTTCGCCTCCACGGTGGACGGTTGCAACAAGTGGCAGCAGGAGGTGCCTTTTTGAAAGAGACTTTCCCAAGCGAGCATTTTGAGCAGCGCGAGCTGGTGCGCTGGTTTCGCCAGACTTTCAAAGGCGTCCGCATCTTTGCAATCCCTAACGGAGGACTTAGGAGCCTCTCTGCTGCGGCGAAACTCAAGGCTGAAGGGGTAAGTAGCGGTGTGCCCGATCTGTGCGTCCCAGCGTGGCGCTTGTGGATTGAGATGAAGCGGGTCAAAGGCGGCACTCTCAGCGCCGAGCAGAAGGACTGGATCGAATATCTAGAAGGTGTGAATTACTGGTGTATAGTTGGAAAAGGTGAGGAGGACGCCCGAACAAAGATCCTCGCTTTTAAGGAAGAACATGACAAAAGATCGCTGGATGACCATTCGCCTACCGGCTGACGTAGAAGCAGCTCTGCGCCAGCAGGCCCGAGACAACACTCGCACGCTGGCGGCGCAGGTGCTGCACTACATCAAGCTGTCGCTGGCGAAAGAAAAAAGCAAAACCTAGGGTTTGTCCCTACTTGCGGTTGTGTGGAATTGTGGGAAGATACATTCATCAACAACAATTTCTTAGGAGCTTCCCCGTGTTCTCTACCAACCAAATCGTTCGCGGCCATAAAGCTGGTGTCTTCGTGATTCTTTCCTTTCGTGTCGGTGCCGACGGCGAGCGTTGGGCGAACCTCAAAGAGGTCAACCCTCTGACGATGAAAACCTATTGCGGCGGTCTGTCGCTTCCTGAGTCTTCCCTGCGCCCATACGCTTAACTAAACGGCCCTCGGGCCTTCAACCAGGAGACCAAAATGCAAACTGAAAAGCGCTTCCCTCGCACCCTAGAAGAAGCCTTCGGCCCCGGCCACCGAGGCGGCATCTACGAATCCTGCCCCGACTTGGACTTCATAGACAAGATCCTCGTCGGCGTGTGCGGCGTGATCCTGATCGGCCTTTTGATCGCTATCTGCTCCGGGGTGATCTGATGCACGACAAGCTCAACACCGAGATCGATAAGATCGTCGCGGAGATGTCACCGCCAGTGAACTCCATTGGGATGCTCGCCACAGATGATGTGGCGAAGATCGTGCGCCAAGCGGCTACCCGTGGGGCAATAGCTGGCTGGGTGGCTGGCGAGCGCACAGCACGCGCCTATTGGGGCAAAGAGATGGACAAACTGCGCGAGATGATCAAAGATTTGCAGACGGAGTTGGTCAAGTGAGCGGCCCACACTTTGAAAGTTGGTCACACGAAAACCTTGTTAAGTTTTGTCAAGAGGCTTACGAGAAGCTCCAGCAGCAGGACGAGGAACTTCAACGCCTACGGCTGGAGAAAAATCATGTGGGATGACTTTTTGTACGACATTGTTTACTGGTGCCGATTGATTGTTTGGTGGGTAGTAACGTCAGAATCAACCGCGTCCGAGAAATCCTACGCGCAACACCAGACGGCATGACTGTGACAGAGATTGTTGAGGCGGTGCAAACAGACCGCAGTCACGTTGGGAGAATTCTCAAGGCCATGCCCGACGCTTACATTGACCGGTGGGTCGTGAGCGAAGCCGGGAAACGATGGTGGCAAGCTGTCTGGTGTGTTGTTGTTCCCCCTGAAAATTGTCCTAGACCTACGAGAAAAAAATGACCCAACCTAAATGCAAATGCCACTCAGACAGTCCGTTCGTGTGGCGCAACGTCCCCCGCCCATCCATGTTTGCCAAAGACCCGCACTTCAAGGGCACCAACGCCATGCTGTCGCAGAACCAAACCAACGTGGTCGAGAAGAAGCGTGAGGAAGGCATCGACCTCAGCAACCTACCCGGCATCTCAAAGTTTGAGCGCGTCATCAACGTCAAGCAATTCATGGTCTATTCCAAAGCCGGGAAGGTTCTGTGAAGTGCCCCGTGTGTGGAAAACCCACAGTAATTTTGGAGACGCGCCACAATGACTACACAAACACAAGCTATCGACGCCGGGAGTGCGACAGCACCGACACGCACAGGTTCACCACGGTGGAGTCCATCGCAGCAGTCGGAGCTAAGCGTGCTCCAAAGCGGCCAGTGGTGGCCGTTCCAACGAGCCGACGCGCAGGTGCTGGCGTACCTGCACCGAAAGCAAAAAAGAAACCAACCAAGTGAAATCAACAACTTACCAGAGGCACTACTATGAACTTGAAAGACGGACTAAACGGAACCAGCGCTGACGACCTGCAGGTGAGCGGCAGCCATTACAAAGACATGCCCATCCAACCGTGGCATGTGATGCAGGCGGTGCTCACGCATGAGGAGTTTGTCGGATTCCTCAAAGGCAACATCATCAAGTACAGCCTGCGTGCTGGACGCAAGGACGGCAGCGACGACGCTGGCAAGGCGCAGCACTACATGCAGAAACTGTTGGAGGTCGAGCGTGGCTGCTACACCTGAGAAGCTTGTTAAAGACAAAGTCAAGAAGCTGCTCGACAGCCTTGGCATCTATCACTTCTCTCCCCCGGGTATGGGGCTGGGCCGCTCGGGTATCCCCGACATCATCGGCTGCTACAACGGCAAGTTCCTTGGCATCGAGTGCAAGGCAGGCAAGGGCAAGACCACAGCGCTACAAGAACGAGAGCTTGACGCGATCCGTGCCGCTGGTGGGTTTGCCTTCGTGGTGCGAGAGACAAACTTAGAAGAACTGAAAGAACAACTTACATGTTTGAAATAAACGATACAGCGGGGCTGGAGCTAGCGCTGACAAAGATGTCCGAGGAGCAAAGGGATCACCTACGCATCGTCATCTCGGAGATCATCCAGTGCTACATTGACGACGACCTGCATGGCATGGTGCTGATCGGCAAGGAGCCGTACGTCCCGTTCAAGATCATGGCAATCAACACCAACGAGATCAACGCCGTACACCTGTTGGATGCCGCAGCAGCATACATCGATAACGCGGTCATGGAAGACGCACCACCCAAGGATAAATTCAATTGAGCGAAGGATGGGAAGTCCGCCCGGACAAATATTGGCGTATGCATGTCGTACCACGCAATGACATACGAGAGCACGAGCCGCATGACAAATGCTGGTGCAACCCAACAACTAACGACGTAGGAGTGGTCATTCATGCCGCCACGGATGAACGAGAAAAATTTGAACGCGGAGAAAGAAAGCCATCATGAGTAAACCATACGACCAGATACTGACCATTGACTTTGAGACGCGATGGGCCAGCAAGAGCTACACGCTGTCGAAGATGACAACCGAGGAGTACATACGCGATGAGAAATTCAAAGCCTTCGGAGCTTGCGTCCATGTATATGGAAGCGACGACCCAATTAGATGGGTTAGCGGATCAGACCTACCTGAGTTCTTTGCTGGAGTTGACTGGGGAAGAACCGCAGTGCTTGCCCATAACGCACAGTTCGATGTATCAATTATGGGCTGGCGATTCGCCGTACGTCCCGCCTTCATCTTCGACACCCTGTCAATGGCGCGAGCTTTACGCGGCGTGGAGGTTGGCAATTCCCTCGCGAAACTCGCAATCGATTTTGGTCTTCCCAAAAAAGGGAACGCCGTTTACTCAACAGATGGACTCAGTGAGTTGGATTCTAAGGTTGAGGCCGAACTTGCTGCGTACTGCCAACACGATGTCTTTCTATGTGAAGCAATATTCGAGCAGCTAGTGCGGGGATACCCCGCTAAAGAACTCCGTCTCATCGACATGACGCTCAAGATGTACACCCACCCGGTGCTTGAGCTAGATAGGAACATGCTGCTCGACGCCATCGAGGAGGAGAAAGAGACACGAGAGGGGCTGCTTGCCAAGCTGGGGCTAGAGGAGGAAGTGCTGGCATCCAACGCGCAGTTCGCCAAGGCACTGGAGCTGCTGGGAGTCACGCCCCCCATGAAGAAGAGCAAGGTCACCGGCAAGCAGGCGCTGGCCTTGGCAAAGACCGACGCAATGTTCCAGTCGCTACTGAACTCACCCAACGAAGATGTGGCTGCGCTGTGTGAGGCAAGGCTCAAGGTCAAGTCCACCACCGAGCGCACTCGGGCACAACGCTTCTATGACATCGCCGGGAGGGGGCCCCTGCCTGTTCCCCTGTCCTACTACGGCGCATCGACCGGGCGCTGGACTGCCAGCCGTGGATCAGCCATCAACATGCAGAACTTAAAGCGCGGCTCGTTTCTGCGCAAGGCCATCATGGCCCCCGAGGGCTATCAGTTGGCGGTGGGTGACCTCTCGCAGATTGAGCCGCGTGTGCTGGCGTGGCTGGCTGACTACGAGGAGTTGCTGAGCATTTTCCGCTCGGGCAGCGACCCCTACGCACAGTTTGGGGCGCAGATGTTTGGCATCCCCGGCATGACCAAGGACAGTCATCCGGTTGAAAGACAGAGCGCAAAAAGTGCACTGCTGGGGGCAGGCTACGGGCTGGGGTGGGCAAGCTTCGCGCAGCAGCTTCTGGTGGGGTTCCTCGGGGCACCACCGCTGCGCTATACAAAGCAGGACGCCAAGCAGTTGGGGGTCACGGGCGAGGCTATTCAAGCGTTCCTGCAGAACGACGACTACGTCAAGCGCATGAAGGAGATTCCCCACATTTGCACCGAGCACGAACTTCTTGTGCACTGCATCACGGCCAAGGCCATCATCGATAAATACCGCACTGCAGCATGGCCGGTGAAGACTTTCTGGAGCATGATGGACGAGCTATTGGTTCGCTCTCTTGCGGGGGGTGAAGAGATCGGGTATAAATGTCTCACCTTCCGAAAAGAAGAGATTGTGCTGCCTAACGGCATGCGCATCTTGTATCCTAATCTGCGTCAAGAAAAGGATGAGGAGGGGGTAAAGAGATGGGTGTATGGGCCGGAGGCCACGCCAATCTACGGAGGGAAGATTACGAACAACGTGGTGCAAGGCACTGCGCGTATCGTGATGACTGATGGCATGCTGCGAGTATCCAAAAGGTACTTCGTAGCCGGAACTGTTCATGATGAGCAGATCGCTGTTGTACCTGACAGCGAAGCGCGGGAGGGTTTTGAGTGGATGCTCCAGCAGATGACGCTGGAGCCGAGTTACTTGCCGGGGATACCTCTGGCCGCTGACGGTGGTGTTCACCGTCGATACGGACTGGCAAAGAACTGATGAAAGAAGATGTCTTGATTGATTACGCAGGGCCGCTGATGCACGTCGAGCGATTGGCTAAAGAGGTGCACGACGCATGTCTGCACCGAACGCTTGCAGAGGCAGAAGAGAAATCGCTAGAGCTTGTGACAGAAGCCCGACTTCTTGTTCAGACC